ATCCTCAAATTAACACAAGAGGAAATCGATGATATACAAAAACAAATAGAAAAAGAAAAAGGTGGAGAGGGTACAGAGGGTGAAGAAGAAAATCAATGGGATGAATACGATCCTACTGATGGTAAACTCGATTTAAAAGTCATTAGTGGTTAAAAAGTTTATAAATAGTATAAATATAATAAAACAGGAGTAACTATGTCGGAAACATCTACAATTGATAATATCGTGTCAATGTCAATTAATGGGGATGCAGCAGAGGTTAAATCAGCAATTACTGATGCACTTCAACAAAAAATTATGATTGCTTTAGAGAACAAAAAACAAGATGTTGCTAGTTCGTTCTTAACTAAAAAAGAAGACGAGGAAGTAGAAAATGGCTGATGCAGTAACAAGTCAAAAATTAATAGATACTGAACGAAGAGTAATTTACAAATTTACAAATATTTCAGATGGTACGGGCGAATCTAACGTTAAGAAAATTGATGCGTCTCAACTTAGTTGGGCAAAACACACAATTACTTTGTCTGCTGCATCAACAGAAAAATTTAAAATAGGTGAAGTATTAACAACAGGAGGAGCCGAAACATTTGTTGTTACTGGATTTACAGCGGGTGCCTCTATTGTTGAAGTTGTTGGATGGGATAGTTCAAATAAAAAAGCAACATCAATTGATACTGGTATGTCTAATGGAGATGCGATTGTTGGGGGTGTGTCGGGTTCACATACAGAAACCGTAGCAAACAGTGGAAGTTTTACGGAATTAGATCACGAACTTTTAATTACCAAAATTCAATGGATATGTAATGGAATGTCTGTAATTGTTGAGTGGGACGGATCTTCTACTGAATCTGTTGTAGCTCAATTGTCTGGTAATGGGATCCTCAATATGCCTGGAACAGAATGGCCGGGGATACCAAACAATGCAACTGGTGATACAGCTGGAGTTTTGGGTGATATCCAATTCACAACAATAGGACACACATCAGGTGATTCTTATACAATTATAGTGGAATGTAAGAAACAAGCACCAGGATATGATATGCCTGCTTACGAAGAAAATACTACTTTAGGTTTCCCGGTTGATTTCATACTAGGTAACTACCCATAATAGGAGAAAAATGAAACTCATTTGCGAACAATTAGAAGATGTAGAATTTATATGTGAGGAAACCAAAACAGGTAAAAATTATTTCATTGAAGGCGTATTCATGCAAGCTAATGTGAAAAACCGTAACGGTAGATTATATCCTAAAGACCTTCTGAAAAGAGAAATTACACGGTATGAACAAAATTACATTAAACAATCAAGGGCGTTTGGTGAATTAGGTCACCCAGAAGGCCCTACCGTAAATTTAGAACGTGTTTCTCACATGATCCAAAAAATTACAGAGGATGATGATAATTTTATTGGTAGAGCAAAAATTATGGATACTCCATACGGAAAAATAGTAAAAAACTTAATTGATGAGGGTGCTCGTTTGGGTGTATCATCAAGAGGTATGGGATCATTGAAACCTATTGGACGCAATGTTCAACAGGTACAAGATGATTTTTATCTCGCTACTGCTGCAGATATTGTGGCCGACCCTTCTGCTCCTGCTGCCTTCGTTAATGGTATTATGGAAGGAAAAGAATGGTCTTGGAACAACGGAATTCTCGATGAGCAAGAAATTGCTAGAATCGAAAAAACTATCAAAACTACTAACAGAAAATCTTTAGAAAAAGCTAAAATTAAGGCTTTTGAAGATTTAATGTCTAAGTTTTGATTTTACTAAATATAATAACAACTAGACACAATTTAATTAATACAGGAGATTTAAATGTCTGAAGAAATTTTGACCAAAGAGTCTGAGGAAATAACAGAAGAAGAGCTGGCTGAAAAGCGGAGAACTGCTACTGAACAGGATTCTTCAGATGAAGAAGAGGATGAAGAAGAAGTAGAAGAAAGTAAATCTACTAAAGCATCAGTTAAAAAAGAAGATGAGGATGATGCTGAGGATGACACCGAAGATGATACTGAGGATGATGAAATTGAGGAGGAAGTAAAACTTATCATTCCTAAAACTAAAAATGGAATGTTAAAGGCTGTTTACGAAAAACTTAATGGTCTTAAAAAGGGTGAACTAGCTTCTCAGTATGAAACAATCCTAAAAGCCACAGAAATTATTGCTGAAGAGGATGAGGAAGAAGAGGATGAGGAAGAAAAAACTGAATCTAAACGCACTAAAGCCGCAATTAAAGTGGAAGACATTACAATTGATGTTAAAGACGATATTGATGCTTTGGTTCAAGGTGAAGATGATCTAACAGAAGAATTCAAGAAAAAGGCTTCTACCATTTTCGAAGCTGCTGTTCAGGCAAAAGTTGTTGAAGAAGTCAACAAGAAAATGGACGAACTTGAAACTCAACTCCAAACAGAACAAAACACTCAAAGTGATGAATTCCGATCAGAACTTTCAGATAAAGTTGATGGTTATCTTACTTATGTTGTAGAAGAATGGATGAAAGAAAATGAATTGGCAATCGAAAAAGGAATTCGTGCCGAATTGGTTGAAGATTTTATGTCCGGACTCAAAACACTCTTCACGGAACATTATATTGATCTTCCAGAAGAAAAAGTAGACATGGTTGATGATCTATTCAGTAAAGTTGAAGATTTAGAAACAACTTTAGATGAAGAAATCAATCGTGGAGTGGAATTACAAAAAGAGTTATCACGTTTCAAAAAAGATGATGTTGTCCGCAGTATAACTAAAGACCTAGCTGATACGGATTCTGAAAAAATCTCTAAATTAGCAGAGGGTATAGAATTTGAAGATGCAGAACAATATACTGAAAAGTTAAATGTATTAAAGGAAAATTATTTCCCAAAAGGAGATATAGTATCCTCAGAAATCACTGAAGCAGATGAGTCATTAGAAATTCAAGATGATAAGCCACTCGAACAAATAGATGAGTCTATGCAACATTATACATCGGCGATTAAACGCTATCACAATTAATTTTTAATTTTTATAGGAGAAAAATATGTATTTATCCGAAGACCTACAAAAAAAGTGGGGGCCGGTCCTAGAACATGCTGATCTACCAAAGATCAAAAACAACTATCGTAAAGCGGTAACTGCTGTTCTTTTGGAAAACCAAGAAATTGCAATGAGAGAGCAGTCCAATCAAGATAATGGAATGTTCGGAAATGTGTCAGAAGCGGCTCACGCTAACGCAACAAGTGCAAACATCCAGTATGTTGACCCAGTTTTGATTTCATTAGTTCGTAGATCAATGCCTAATCTTATTGCTTATGATGTTTGTGGTGTTCAACCAATGACAGGTCCAACAGGACTTATCTTTGCAATGAAGTCCCATTATAGCACACAAACAGGAACTGAAGCTGGATTCAATGAAGCTGATACTTCCTTTTCAGGTACTGGAACACATTCTGCTAATACTAACCCGGCAGATACTACCATGACAAGTGGTACAGGAACAACTACACAAATTTCAGAAGAATTAGGTTCCAATACTACAAACCAATTCAGTGAAATGGCATTTGCAATCGACAAAGTAACTGTTACTGCCAAGTCGAGAGCATTGAAAGCCGAGTATACAATGGAATTGGCACAAGACCTTAAAGCAGTACACGGACTTGATGCTGAAACAGAATTGTCAAATATTCTTTCTACTGAAATCTTAGCAGAAATCAATAGAGAAGTATTGAGAACAATTTATACTAGCGCCAAGCCTGGTGCACAACACAATGTTGCCACTGCAGGAACTTTCGATCTTGATACGGATTCAAATGGACGTTGGTCTGTTGAGAAATTCAAGGGTTTGATGTTCCAGATTGAACGTGAAGCAAACGCAATTGCTAAAGATACACGAAGAGGAAAAGGTAATATTCTTATTACTTCTTCAGATGTGGCTTCAGCATTGGCAATGGCTGGTCAATTAGCTCAACCTGATCTAGGAAATAATCTTTCCGTAGATGATACGGGTGCTACAATGGTGGGAACACTTAATGGTAGATTTAAAGTTTTCGTTGATCCTTACGCAACTTCTTCTATAACCAATTATTTCACAGTTGGATACAAAGGTTCTTCAGCTTATGATGCTGGACTTTTCTATTGTCCTTACGTTCCACTTCAAATGGTTCGTGCAGTTGGCGAGAATTCTTTCCAACCTAAGATCGGATTCAAAACACGTTATGGTTTAGTATCTAATCCATTCGCGAATGATTCTGGTACTCCGGGTGCAATTACGGCTAATCTTAACCGTTATTACAGACATGTGATTGTTGATAACTTGATGTAATTTACATTAAGAATGTGAATTAAAAGGGGTACATTCATTGTACCCCTTTTTTTATGCTTACTAAATAGTTGTAAGAACTTTTAACTTTCATGTGGCGTTACTATGACTAGATTATCAGAACAAATAAAAAATATAAATCCTTTATCAGATGTACAGTTTAAATTTGAAATTGGAGCATTACCTAATACTACATTTTTTATACAAACCGTAAATTTACCTGGAATAACATTAGAAGCACAGTCTATAGGTGTACCATTAAAAACAGGATTTACCCGCATGACGGGAATAATAGAATATGAGCAGTTAAATGTGGGGTTTCTTATAGATGAATATTTAAAAAATTGGCAAGAAGTGTTTGAATGGATGAAAGGATCACCCTCTTACACCTCCGCGGTATTAACTATTCTCAGTAGTTCTATGAATCCTACTATGGAAATACATTTTAATGAAATTTTTCCTATATCATTATCGGAAATACCGTTTGATAGTACGACAACAGAACCTACATACCAAATAGCCACAATTACATTTAATTACACAGATTATATTATTAAAAACTTACTGAATAATTGATAAATGAAATTTGAAGAAATACAAAAATTATGGTCTAGTGATTGTAATATTGATGAAACAGAACTATCTCAGGAATCCGTCAAAATACCCCAATTACATAATAAATATTTGATATTATATTCTGATGAACGTTTACGTTTAAAAACTTCTCGTTTTGAACTATATAAACTCATAAAACTGAAAAAAGAGTATTATAGTGGCAGGATGACACAGGAGGAGCTTGAGGCGTATGATTGGGAACCTTTTGAATTTAAACTACTCAAAGCAGATGTAGAACAGCATATTGATGCAGATGATGATATTGTTACTATAAAAAAGTCTCTTGCCTTACAAGAAGAGAAGGTAGATTACCTAGAAGCTATCGTAAAAAGTTTAACAACTAGAGGGTTTTTAATAAAAAATGCAATTGACTGGAAACGATTTACAGAAGGACACTGATAGTATATTCATATCTAAAATAAATGAAGTACATTTAAAAATAAATTGTGAACCTTCAATAGCACAAGAATTATGTGATTACTTCACATTCTATGTCCCAGGATATACATTTATTCCAGCTTATCGTAATAAAATATGGGACGGTAAGATTAGGCTTTTTAATATTCACAATAGATATTTGTATTGTGGTTTATTGGAATATGTTTTTATATTTGCCGAGAAAAGATGTTATGAAGTAGTTCCTGATGGTGATTGGTGGAAGCCAATTAAGATAGAAAAAGACACCGCCTTTGTACCAGATTTAAACCTACCATTTAAACCACGAGACTATCAACTTGCTGCATTTTATCATGCTTTATCCTATCAAAAAGCTATTCTACTTTCCCCGACTGGGAGCGGTAAATCGTTAATCATATATTTAATTATACGTGCCTTAAATACTAAGACCCTTATAATTGTGCCCACCACCTCCCTCGTTAATCAATTATATAATGATTTCAAAGAATATGGATGGAACTCTGACGAACATTGCCACATGGTTTATGCGGGTCAGGACAAAGTATCCGACAAACAAGTAGTTATTAGTACTTGGCAATCTCAATTTAGGCTCGGTAAGAATATATTTGAGCAATATAAATTGGTGATAGGAGATGAGTGTCACGGTTTTAAGAGTAAATCACTAGCTTCTATCATGACTAAATGTGTGAATGCAAAATATCGAATAGGAACAACAGGAACCTTAGATGGGACTCAAACTCATAAATTGGTCCTTGAGGGATTGTT